AGTTGAGTCCGGAGCAGAAAGAGCTTATTGCTAAAGATTTAGCAACTGGTGAGGTTACTAAAATCCAGCAAGCCCTTAACTTGCTTGTCGGTATGAATCCTAATATCCCAATCAATGCGAAAGACAATTCCAGCAAAGTTATCTCCCAGGTAATGAACGATATCCTGAACATTCCGAAGGAGACAAACACCAACATCAATGCGGATGCAAGTGGTGCTGTAGCCGGCAAGAATCAAGCCATCGAGGCTTATGGAGCAGTCAACAACTATCAAGTGCCTACGAAGCCAATCACTGCAGACGCAAGCAATGCCGTCAACGCAGGGCAATCTGCCATTAACAAGCAGAATGAATGGAACGCAACTCCATCGCCAACTAAGCCACAGGTTGGGGATGCTAGTAGTGCAGTAAATGCGGGACAATCTGCTATCAACAAGCAGAATGAATGGAACGCCCTCTACAGTCCTACGAAGTATATGACTGGTGATGCTAATAGTGCAATTAATGCTGCAAACTCTGCGAGTGGTGCCATCCGCTCTGTGCCGACTAGCTGGCATACGACTATCACAGCCACAGAGGTAGTCAATCGTGTCGTGAATACTGTTGGAAGATTATTTGGGCACAAAGATGGTACAGATTATCACCCGGGCGGTCTTGCTATGGTCAACGACCAGCGCAATGCGGTCTACCGGGAAATGGTCACACTACCAGACGGGCGGAGTTTCATCCCAGAAGGTCGAGATGTCATCATGCCACTGCCTCGTGGATCCAAGGTCTTGCGAGCAGATAAGACCAAACGTTTGATGCAAAAACTTGGCATTCCTAAGTATGCGTCCGGTATCGGTATTCCAGAGGATGCGAAATTCTTGCGAGAGATGGAAAAAGCTAATCGGGAAATCGTACTAATCGATAATAAAGGTGGCAATGAGTACGATGGTCAAAATGTCGTTGCTGAGATTGCGTTTCTAAGGTCAAGTTTAGAAAAGTTATTGACTGCTATCCTTGAGAAACCATCAGAAACCTATCTAGATGGCGATGTTTTGGCGCAAAATAGCTACCAACGCTATTCTAAAATCATGGCAAGGGAGGGAATCTAATGTTTAACATGATTATTAATGGGTTTGACACTGGAACAATCCCAAACTGCTATGTCACCGATTACGGTGAGGAGCAAATGGCTCAGCCACGTTTTGACAATAATACGATTTACGGGGCTAATGGAGACTATCCTATCTACGATGGAGCATATGATGGCTATGATAAGACTGTTAGTCTGTATGTTGTAAAGGAAGAGGAGGTCCAGAAAATCCTTGAGCAATTCAACCAGCAGAATAATGTAGTAGAGTTTGGGCATCGACCAGGCTCTATTTTTTATGCTGACTATGCTGGCTCAAGTTTTAGACAAAACGGCATCCATGCTTGGTCACTAGAAATCAAGCTCAAGATGCATCCTTTCCGCTATCAGAAAAACAATACGGAAGTCGTGTTGACAAGTAATGGCACTGTGACGAACCCTGGCACGGTCTATTCTGAACCGGTCATCATAGTTGAGGGAAGTGGGGATGTGACGCTTACGATTGGTAAGCAAACCATGCAACTCACGATTGATACAAAAGCAACAATTGACTGCCGTCATAAAAAACAAAATGTCTATGACAAAAATGGAAATTTGAAAAACACCTTGAGAAAAAGAGGTGGTTTCTTTGAGATTGCTCCAGGTACATCCGGTATTGCAGTTTCAGGTACCGTCTCAAAAATCACAATAAAAGGGAATTGGAGGTATAAAGTATGATCTATCTGCAAGAGGGAAATTTCCCTCTTAATGAAGCTTTTAGCTCCGAAATTGTTCAAGAAGCTAACAGCACATATCAACTTACCTTTAAATTCCCTACATCAGATTCAAAATGGGCATTGTTAACTCCGGAAACAGAATTAGTTGCTGACGATTTACATGGAGAGCAGTGCTTTACTATCTTTGAAGTCGAGAAGCAACACGGATATGTCACTGTATATGCCAATCAAGTAGCAACATTACTTAATGGATATTCCATCAACAAGATCAATGTCGATCGAGTGAATGGAGCAACCGTAATGAATGCGCTTGTTGCCGGGTTTAAACGAGAAACACCATTTACGTTTTTTTCTGATGTGATGTCAAAACACACCCTCAATCTTAAAGATGTCTCAGCGATGGAAGCCTTGGCCAAAGACAAGCACTCTATCGTTGGGCAGTGGGGTGGTGATCTCGTCCGTGACAAGTACAGCGTTCGATTGCTGGAGCATGGCGGAATCGAAAACGAATCATTGTTTGCCTACAAGAAAAACATGAAGTCGTTCCAAGAATCGAAATCCACTAAAGAGTTAAGAACACGGATCCATTTTAAAAAGGTTATCGAAGCCCACGAGGAAGGAAAGAAAGATCAGATCCTAACCGTGACCATTGATAGCCCACTGATTAATAAATACAAGCATATCTACGAAGCAGATATGGAAGTACAAGATCAGGATGTAGTGGATCAAAAAACGCTTGAGGAATATGGCAAGCGCTATTTCCGAGAAACTCTGTGCGACATGATTGAAGAAAGCCTTGAGATTGATGTTGTAGGTCAGGCAGATCAACCAGTACACATGTTTGATATCGTGAACATCTTCCACGAGGATTACGATGTGGATTTGCGAAAAAAGATCACGAAATACAAGTTTAATCCAATGAGCATCAAACTTGTCAGCATCGGATTTGGTGAAGTAACAAGAACTTTGGCAGACTCTATCTCAGGCATGGTCAACGATTCTGTTGATAAGAAAATGAAGTCTTATGATGCAGAATATGAAGCAAAAGTGCAGAAGCTCGTAGATAATGCTAATGCTGAGTATGACAAGCAAACAAAAGAGCTGGAACATAAAATCTCGGACGGGATTGAGCAAGCCAAAGCACAAGCTGAAGTGGTTAAGCAAGAAATCTCAGCGCAAGTCACTGACAAGATCAATGCAGCAAGCCAAAAAGCAAAGAACGAAATTACACAAGAGTTCAGCGCACAATATGGCGACATCACTGTCAAGATGGAAGAGCTAAAGTCTACTGCCGATCAGTTGAAAACTAGTGATGTGGACATCAAGAAGCTGATCAATGATTTCAAAGATCAGACACAAAGCCAATTTTCTGGGATCCAAGGCGCACAATCACGCTTTGAGCAGACGACTGAAAAAGCCATCTCTGACCTGACCAATGTCACGAATAGCAAAGCAGATCGCTCTTATGTTGAGCAGACAGTGAATGGCATCAAAGAAGAATTCACAACTCTGAAAGTAGGCTCAAGGAACTATGCAGAAGATTATGATTTCACTCGTGGTTTGTGGTTTTTCGCTCACGGTGACTCAAGCAATTCAACTGGCACGGCAGAAAATGGTATCTATACCATCACAGGCAACACAAACACTTGGAAGCAAGCACAGCTATTTTCCAGTACCGCACCAAGTTGGGCAACTTCCAAAACAACTGCTCTAGACTATCTAGAAAAAGGCGAGCCTTACACACTTTCTTTTTATGCTAAAAGAAATAGTGGTTCTGGAACAATGTGGGCTTCCTTGCGTGAAAACCGTAAATCTGGCGGTAATCCAGAAAGAATCTATGCTCAATTTCAATTGACTGATGAATGGCAGTTGTACAAGGTTTCTGTCCCTGCACTAGAAAAAAGCGATGAGTTTGATTTTTGGCGCATCATCATTGGATATAGTGAAGCTGGTTCAATTTCATTCAAGAAGGTAGAGCTAACACAAAGCACTACCAGAACAGATGCAGGGCCCGCCCCAGAAGACCAAAATTATCAAATAGAGCAAGCACAAGCTACTTTTGAGAAGACTGTTCAAGGCCTCACTACTCAATTAACTAAATTAGAGACTAAAACAGGCCCAAACGGTGAACTTGAACAGCGCATGCAGACCTACTCTGAGAAGGCTGCTGTGGACGCTGTAAAAGCAACCAGACAGATTTTGGGGCAAGGCTATATAGCGAAATCTAAGTATGATGAAGATGTAGCCGGAATCACAAGAAAAATTGAAGATTTAAAGCAAAGTAATGACCAAGTTATATCTTCTAAGATTGCTGAGTACAAACAGACAGTTGATGGACAATTTACGACAATCACCAGCCAATTGGGCGATATGCTCAAAAAAACGGACATCAATATCACAGATGGCCAAATCTCTTTTGGTACAGGTAAGACTATCAACGGACGAACCATCAGTTCCTTGTTGGTGCAAGAACCAGAATCCATTGCCTTGATCGCTCAATTGATAAAAGTGAAAGGTGACATGGTAGTTGATGGCTCAATCACAAGTAGGCATCTAGCTTCTCAAAGTGTTCGAACCGGTCATATGGAATCAGGATCGGTCACTACTCAGATTTTAGCTTCAAACGCAGTTACTGCCGATAAGTTGCTTGTGGACTCTGCCTTAATCCAGAAATTGCTTGCTAATCAAGCATTTATTAGGGAGCTGATTTCACAAAAAGCATTTATTACTGAGCTGAATTCTATCAAAATCGCTGCGGAAAGAATTCAAGGTGGGAGATTGCTATCTAATAATGGTGCTACTGATTTCAATTTAGATAATGGTAGCGTGAATTTCTATTCTAACCAAGGTTCTATTAGGCGGATTGACGACACAACATCATCACAATTTATCCGACTCGAACAAGGTTACTTTAGAGCAGAACGCTTAATTGACCAAAAAGCCGCTCGCATCGTCATCGGTACGAACCATGACAAGACAGAAAATGTGGAGAATTCAACATTTGCCGGAACTCGTCTGTGGTCAGGTAGTGGGAACGGTGATAAAGAATCATTCCATGAAACCGTTGCTGACCGAATCATATTTTACGCAAACGGGAAATACCGTAGTCCGTGGATGATCCACAATAACACACGAGACGGTTATACATATTTTATGCCATTAAACGAAAATAGAGTAAAACATGTAATTGGTCGATCAGACAAAAGATTGCATGATATACACACAAACGAAATCACATTAAATGGGGTTCGGCTCAAGATGATGCTAAAAGATATCATGCTCAAAATTGGTTATCGTGGCAATAATAAT